TCCAACTCGTACTCGGATGGAGTCCTCTCAGCGCACGGCAGAATTTTATTCAAGGTGCCGTTCTGCCAGACCACTGCGCCAGCCTACCCCGGCTCGTCCGGCGGTATAATGGCTGACGACGACGGCAAGTACATCGGCATGCTGGTCCGGGGCGCAGGCTCTGACTACAACCTAAGCGTGCCGGTGGCTCGTATGTGGCAATGGGCGGCGGAAAACAACATAGAATGGGCGATGGATCCATCAATAAAAGTCACCCAAAAGGAAATCGACAAGCTTCCCATAGAAGGCCCTGCGGCATCTGCCAGCAAGGGATCTGGTGAGCATAAGAGCTATCCGTTCCTAATCAAGAGAACAGGTTTCAATGAAAGCAAATAGCCCGGAATCCATAGAAATACTTGTTCAGTCCATGAACGCGGAGGCCCTAATGGCGGACGGCCTCGATGATGCGTTTTGTGGGATGGTCGAGAGATTTGGCTCCTCGCCTGTTGCCTGCTACGACACGCAGAAGGTTCTTGAGATATTCGTGGAGAGAGACGGGATGAGTATGGATGAGGCTAATGAGCATTTTCAATTTAACGTATTGGGGGCCTATCTGGGGGAGAATACTCCAGTGTTTCTTGTGAATATGTCAGAAGAATAAGGCCCCTCTAGGAGGCGGGGTGCCCAAGAACAATCCATTAATAGTACTGCTCGGGACCAAGAGGGACCTACTCCCTGTGGTCTACATATTGGCCGCATTTATTGAGCGCGATGAGGTTGCGCGGGTGAGCGACGAGTCGATCAGGGAGGCAGCAACACTTCTGGCAAATGAACGCCTATCTGTTGATGTGGAGAGGTGTCCCGTGACTAGCGATATAAACGTAGCCCTAGATACATGTCCTAGTAGATGAACAAACGATTCCTATTCGCATCGGATTTGCACGGTGATCTTTCATCAAAGAGTGCTGTCAAGGCGCTGCTTCATGCAACCAAAGAGCTTAAGCCGCACCTTAAGATATTCGGCGGCGACCTTATTGACGCGAGGCCGCTTAGGCGTAATGCGTGCAAGGAGGAACGTGCAGAAGGGATGCGTGACGATTGGATCGCCGGGATACGTTTCCTTGAGGAATGGAAGCCTACGCATGCCCTGCTTGGAAACCATGATAAAAGGATATATGACCTGGCTGAGGCAGAGACCGGCATTGAAAGTGAGTACGCTTACCAGGGGGCGCAGGAACTAGAGAAGGCCTTCGCCTCAATCGATTGCCTATGGAAGCCGTACCACAAGAAATCGATATGGAAATTTGGGGACTTGTCATTTGCTCATGGCTTTTATGCTGGAGTAAATGCATGCAGGCAAATGGCAAATGTTTATGGATCCATAATATTTGGCCACATCCATGCCATTGACCAGTACAGCGCCCCATCAATAACGCGCAAGGTGGCTATGTCTTCCGGATGCCTCTGTGAGCTGGACATGAAGTGGTCCGCCCATATGCCATCATCGTTGCGCCACAGTCATGGGTTCATTTTCGGAATCATCAACGAAAAGACAGGCCAGTGGTCTGCCTGGCAGATTGAGGAGGTAGGAGGATCATGGCACATCCCAAAGGGAATAAAGACAATCTAAAGTGGCTTGAAGACCTCAGGGATTCAATAAAAAGAGGCCCTGAAGTTGTTCCGGATGAGTGGAGGTCCACCGCCCAGTGTGCCGAGGATATGGGCTTGTCGGTATCTCACACCAGCAAGATTCTTCGCGCCGGGGTAAAGGAAGGAACCGTTGAGACCAGAGCGTTCAGGGTTAATGCGGGAACTCGGATATACCCAATTCCACATTTCAGGTTCAAGGCGTGAGCACAATTGCCACAGATGGAGTCATGATGGCTGCGGACTCCCGCATCACGGATGACGGAGGCTCAATGGATCTGCTTAATTTCCCAAAGATCAAGAAGGTTAAAGACTGTGTGGTTGGGTTTGCTGGCGATGTCGAAATGGGGGTTCTGTTTTTCAGCTGGATAGAGCGAGGGGAGCCTGATGACCCTGCGCAAAAACCGCAGTTTGAGGATGACGATTTTGCTGGGCTGGCCATGAGAAAGAATGGGGTTTACTGGTACGGAAAGAGGCTTATACCTGGCGGCATAGCCTCAGGGTGCCCCGCCGCAATAGGCTCTGGAGGGGACGTGGCCCTGGGGGCAATGCTTGCTGGCAAGTCGCCAGCCGAGGCAGTACGCTTGGCTTGCAAGGTTGATACGAATAGTGGCGGCAGGGTCAATTCGTTCAAGTTGTAA